TAGCTGCATTTGTCAAAGGAGTTGAATCTAATCCAACATCAAAGTATTTCACTTCTTGCGGAGCGCCACGTGCTTTTCTATAGCTCATTCGAGCTTTGTAATTGTTTCCATTCGGAACCAATCCTTGTTGATTTAATCTTTGTACCATAGCTGCAGTTACTCTTTGCTTTGGAGCACGATATGGTAAATCGTAATTTGGTTGAAACCTGCGTTTGCCTAACATGCGGTTACTCATAAAATGACGAAAAATGAGGTGAGCTGCACTTTTATAGTTTACGAAAATTTTGGGAAAACTAAAATTTTATTTAATCAAAAAGCTTCTTTCTCTTTGGTGGAGGAGCTAAAGCTCTCAATTTAGGTCGATAATTAATTATCGAATCAGTTCTGGTCATAGCATCAGTGGGAGATTGTTCATTATCAGATTCTGATAATTCAGAGGAACTAGTAAATTCCATATAGTAATTAAACTCAGGAGAATCACAAGTTTCAGGAAATATCTCAGGACTCATTTCAGGAGAAGATACTTGCAAAGTTCTTGCAAAACCATGATAATCAGGATCAGGATCTTCGGATAAAAATGCATTCGAACGTTGTAAAACGTTTACAGCTTCTTCTTCAGCTTCTAGAGTATTTTGAGAATCACCAATATCAGGATAATCCTCAGAACTTGATTCATCGATTAAAATCGTTCTAGCTCGTTTAATAGGTGATACAGTTGGTGTTTCAAGTGCTTCTTCAACAGGTAATGTTTCTGTAGTTCTAAGATCACTAACAGGAGGATGAGAAGGATAGCTACGAGTAAAATCAAAAGAACCCTTTGAAATAGTAAGTGTTCCATGTTCGTTCATCGACGCAACGAAATCAATGCGTCTTTTTAGCGCATCTAAGCTCATATTGCCTTTGAAATTATACCAGGAATCAATTTCCTTATTCGAAGTAAAAAATACAAATTTAGCACGAAAATTCACAGAGCTTCCTTTCGTAGGACATTGCATTGGATAGCGATCCAATAATCTAAGTACAAAATCATATCGTAACCAGCCATAAAATTCATCAATGATCACAACTGCATGATCATCATAATCACAAAACCATTCGTTTCCATTTGGTTTCCAATAAGCTCCAGGAAAGCATTGATGCATCAATCTGCTTTTTCCACATCCAGTAGGTCCAGTAATTACTCCAACAAAAGTTTTAAAATCCCTAGGAATGGAGTGTAAGCGTTTGTAAGATACAATTGAATTGCGATAGCGAAGAAATGCTCCAAAATGTTCGCTAGCTATCTGCTTCATAGAAGCTCCAGTTTCAATTGTTACTTTCAACGCAAGTAAATCACTGCGTTTACCAGGATTTGGTTTATCTCCTAATTCCCATGGTCCTTCTAACCTAGTTTCTTCTTTAGAACAATAAGCAATAGCTTGTTCCTCCGTTCCTTTTCTACTCTCCCAATGAGCACGATCATTTAATGTTTTAACTTGCGTTAAACGTTTAGCTTTAGTAAAAGCTACATATCCTTGTAAATGTTCAGTACCAGCTTCACCTTTTTCCCTTTGCCATATACAATATCTAACATCAGTGAAAGTTTTAGGTAAATCATTAGATTCAGGGTTGTTTATAGTAAATAACCAACATCTTGCTTGTAAAGGTCTTGGTGGCATAGTGGTGACAGAGGTGGGGTGACAGAGGTGCGGGTAATACTAAAAGCTAAAGCTTGCCGCACCTATTTTCTAATTTGAAAATTAAATTTTAAAATTTTAGTAACCCTAAACGAAAATTAAGGGTTCACATATTTAGCTCTGTCGGTGTTAATAATTTAAAAACGAACACGCTGCGCTAGCAGGAGTCCCGGATTGCATTGGCTACCCGCGGAAGGACAAGCCGTAAAATGTAAGACCACCTTAATGTCGCAACACCTAGCAATAACGGCCGGGGCTAAAGCCCTTCGGCCTATGCTAGGGTTGCTCGGTTTATTATTTAAAGCTTTATCAGTGTTTTCTAATATTTCTTACGGGAATGCTCTGCCGCATAACCCGTTTATTTAGTTGCTAGTTAAAATGTCGTTGGAAAATCAAGAAGAATGCATTAAAGTTACTTTATCAATTAAAGTACCGAATCAACAAAACGTTTTCTGTGCGTTGTGCTTAGATCCATTATCACATCAAATGAATAGAACTTTTTGGCAATATCAAGAACCATCTGGAGTAGGATTATTCGATTGTAGCTGTTGTTTCGCTTATGAACTTAAACCCGGTAATTTCTATCATAACAAATGTGCTAGAATACTGTTTAGAGCTTGCTTAGATCATATAGAGTGGAATTTAGAATTTGACGATCAAGGATGTTACTACCAATGTATTTGTGTCCACAAAAGACAAAATATTCACAATGTTAAGAGTGCAAGAAAATAAATGTTTATTCTAATTAATCAGTATATCTAATACGGGATCTGAATTCAAACACTTCGTGGCTGTTGTTTTGAGCAATAAACAAAATTCCAATATTGCTAGTTGTCACATTCGTGATATCAGCGGTATCTCCAACGAAGGTAATTGGAATTGAACATTCAATGTGTTTTTGGACACGTCTAACTGTTCCAGTTGCAACATATTTGCTAGTTGCTGTGTTCCATGTAACAGATGCAGGAGGAACAATGAAGAACTTATCCATGAGGATTTTGTATCTTCCAGAATATTGCAAGTTGTTGTAAGCATTGGTTGGATTTGCATTACTTAGAGTTAAATCTAAGATGGAATTAATAGGAGCAACAGCTCCATTGCACTGAGTATCATGATAAATGATAATTCTCCAACTTGCAGGTCCTCCAGCCCAACTTGTAACTGTGTCACTTGTTGAAGATTGACGAGGTAATCCACATACTGCTCTAAAATCAATAGATTTTATATGGATTTTGTTTCCTACACGCTGATTTGCAGCATCTCCTCTAGCTAAAGCACAAATGCTTGTAATTTGAGCATAAGCAGGCGTTGTTGCATTAGCTGCATTTGTCAAAGGAGTTGAATCTAATCCAACATCAAAGTATTTCACTTCTTGCGGAGCGCCACGTGCTTTTCTATAGCTCATTCGAGCTTTGTAATTGTTTCCATTCGGAACCAA